GTATTGGCGTATTTCGCCCTGAACTTGAGCACCATGCCGTCGGTGATCGTCGTGATGGCTGGCGCGTAGGTGGCCTGATAGGCATTAGCGGTTCCGGTATCGAGCGCATAGTTCCCGGCGCTTTGTTGGGACAGCGCCTGAATTGCCAAGAGCACCTGGTTGTAGGTTGTCTTGGAAGGCGTCAGGCCGGCAGCGACGACAATAGCTCGCAATTCTTCCTGAACCATGTTGAGCCAGGAGGCCCGCACCAGCGTCGCAGCCGTTACACCGGGCGTGCCTTCAGTGAAATACCCTTCCGTTCCTGCCGACTCCGGCGTCGGCAGGGTCGTTGCAGCACTTGAATCGTCAATGCGACGCATAAAGTTCCTTTGTTAAGAATAGGCGAAGAAAACAGTGGTATGAGCTGGGGCGATCTGTTTCAGCTCATATTCGAGAATGGCATTTCCGGTCGACATCAGCGGTTCGCCCGCCGCCGACAGCCCGCCGCGAAATGCGTAGGTGGTATTGGTCGGTGCATTTACCCGCCATGCATGGGCAAAGTCGTTGCCATATGCGGCCCCGCCGGCGCGCAAATTCCCGGCCCGGGCTGGCGCGAACTGGGTAATCGTGATGGTGTAGCCGAGGTTGAGCGCGAAGGCTTTCATGTAAGCGACCGACTGCCCGCCAATAGCAGAAAATCGCGCGACGACTTGCGCACGGCGAGCTTGCAATATCGGGGCGACGCCGGCATACGGATCGGGAAGGCCAAGCGTATACTCCCATTCAGGAAGTAGCTCAACCGTCGTCGACGGAAATGCATCGACCAGCAAATTCGCAGACCGAATATTTTGACGCTCATAAATCGGAGTCAGGCCGGCAAGCGCCTTGGTCTGTGTAGCATCGGACTCTCGCGGCCATACGCGACCTCGAGGCAATAGGGATTGCAACGCGCCGAGGTAATCAGCGGCGGAATATAGTTTAGCCATCGGGTCAGACGTAGGTGATGGTGCCGACCGTTGGCAGCGTGCCAGCAGTGTTGACTATGTCGGCGGACGGTGTCGATATCACGAAATCTGTGACGCCAGACACGGCGGCGATAGCCGACCAGACATATGCAATTGGCGTGCTGCCACCGGTCGCATCGCCATTGCGCAGAAACACATCGGCAATGGCCGCTTTCACCGTACTTTGCTTTGCCGCCGCAATGCCGCTGATCGTAAAATTGATCGGCGCCGGAACCGGGGCCACGACGTAGACCAGGGCAGTAACCGGCTGCAAAGGATAGATGACGTTTGCCACTGCAAGCTGATCGCCGGTCGCTGCTGTCGCGCGCGACTCACCAGTGGCCACGCCGTTTGATCCTTGCGGGAAGCCGTTATAAGCAGCCTCGCTTTCGTCGAGCATGACATAAACGACGACGGTCCCGGCGCCATACGAATTTGGCGAGCACCACGCACGCGTGACGCCCGGCGTGGTGAGCGCCCATTCTGTATAGTCGGTCGAGCAGCCCCCTTGCGGCGTGTTCTGGTACGCCAAGAGCATCCGGCTCATGAGATCGTCATCGGTCTCGATGTCGGCCCCGCCGGTAAATGCCGCGCTTACCACGCCATTTGCCTGGACGCCAGCAATAGCCTGGCTGAGCGTCATGACTACAGCAAGCGCCGTATCACCAAACGCGCCCGTCAATCCAGTCGAATCAGCGTCGATCTTCACATTCACGGTGACAGCATTAGACGCCGCCGTGGCGTCGGATAACGTCGTTCCTGTAGTGCCGTCCCCGCGCACAACACTGGACCCGGCTGGGATGGTTACACCGTTCGTTGCCACGAATGTCACGCTGCCCGACGCCGACGTAGCCGGCTTGCGATACACCCCCTTGAGTGCCGCCCACCCTTCAAGATATTCGTCCGTCGCGGTAAATGGCACGGCCTGCTTTGCGATCCAGTCGAGATAGCCGTAATGCAGATTCGCCAGATTGGCCTGCGCGACGCCAGTAATATTAAGGCTTGAAAAACGCAGAAGCGAATCGGAGCCTGGAAGCGCCGAGGCAATATCTTGTGCAACCTGCGTCCGTAGATCACTCAGTGACGGTCTTGTATAAGGCATCAGTTAATCTCTTTCCATACCCAGCTAAATTTCATCGGGGCGGCCGCAGTGTTGTCTTTATATGCGGTCACCAGGGCGCCCAGCATGGACGATTTTGTCCATTCGACCGTAATGCCAAAGCCCGCAACAACGCCATCGTCGATCAGCCATTGAATGGCTTCGGCGATATAGTCGTTTGCGTGCTGCAGCGTTTCCGCGTTCTGCTTTGATCGTGAAAGCAGCCAGAGGCGCGAGCCAATTGGGTAATCAGAATCGAGGTCGCCCACCCAGCCGCGCGGATCGCCGGAGCCGTCCGGGATAACGTCGTCGGATAGTGCCTGCCGATCCGAAAACAAACTGATCAGGATTGCACTTTCGAGGTCATTCCCGTTTTGGAGATATCCGCCATCGGAGACAGTGGCGCGAACATAACTACCAAGCCACGCCAGCGCGGCGCCGGCCAGCGGAGCAACACCAAATGTCACGGCGCCGGCGCTCGATATCGAATAGTCGGTCAGCGTGACGGCGGCGGCGGCGGTTTTGATGTAGCTGGTGGCCACGCTGCCTATCTCGATCTGATAGCATTGGACGCGAAATCCTCGGGCGCTTTGTCCGGCGAATTTTATGATGCCGACATTTGACTTTGTGGTAAGGCCGTAAATCGATGTGTATGTTCCGACGAGCCGATACAGCCCGCCGCCGAGCGCAGTCACTATCGGCGCAATCCGCACATCATTCTCGAAAACCGCGCAGAAATCACCGCTAGTATTTGACGAGCTCGGCGCCGGCGCCCCGCCGTCATCCATTACGATGAATGCCGAAAAGGTATAAACCAGGCCAAGAGTTGGGGTGAAATAACGATAGGCGTAACGGGCTAGCGAGTTATCGCCAAATTGGATTGAGCCGGACGTTGCCGACACTAGCGCCGATCCGTTTGTCACGTTGCCGGATACATATAATTGTGCGACGGTCCCCTCGCTCCAAATGATCCCATTCGTGCGCGGCGTCGCATACAACAACTGATTGCCTTGCCAGTCGGATCGGTAAATCGTGGCTGCGACAGTATCGATAACGCCGCCGGCAAGCGGGAATTTAGTTGTTGTGCCGTCGCCCATTGCGAACAGGGTCGCAGCAGCAACGGCGATAGGCGTCCGCGAAGTTACGACTGACTCGAGCGACCAATCGCCGCGTCCGAGATCGCGCTGCCAGACTGTTGAAATGCCGCTCATGTCGGACCATCCGATGTGCCGGTGCCGCGCTGAATGCCGCTATGCGTATGTCCGATGCCAGACTTGCCACCAAAGGTCACGTCCGTAGTGAACACGCCATTTGGAGCGGTAATGGTTCCATCGACATGCAGATTGCCGCTCATGCTGACCGTCGGCGCATCGATTGTGACACTTGGCACATTAACGATTTTCATAGGCAAGCCGGCGCCACTGACCACGATGCCGGATTGCGTCAGATGGACGGACTGCCCGAGCGCGTCGTAAATCGCCACCTCGCCAGATTTCAAATTCTTCATGCGGCAGGCCTGGCTCCCGATTGAGACGACGAGGCCATTTTTCCGATTGCCACCCATAAATGCAGCGAACACATCGGAGCCGGCCGGCGGATTTGAGGTAAATCCGAAATCGTGCGGCGCCGGCATGTTGTCGATGATTTCCATTTGGCCGAATTTCACCTGTAGCATCTGCACTGCGCCAGAGTCGTCTACCAGGGTGATGCGGCCCCGCCCGAAGGCGAGCATGATGCACTGGTACAGGCGGTCGATTGCTGCGATCATTTACTATTCCCTTGTGGAACGTCGGCATAGACGCGGTATAACAGCGATGGCTGAGGGCTGAATGCTTCGGGCGGCATGATGGTGAGGTCGCACGTTGTGCCGCTCTGCCCGTCGCGCTTGTATGTCACTTCGCTGATCAGCCAGGTTGCCAACGATCGCTTCAATGATGGGAATTTGACGGTAACGAGTGTGTTTGGCGTGTACAGCGTTCCGGCAGAATCGCGCCATCCATCGGTCGTTACGTGCAACTGGGCAGATCGGCCAAAGCGACGGACAACCTCCCAATCGACTCGCTTTTTCAGAACTTCGAAATTGCTGTCGCCTGATTCGGCAATAACGATTTTTCGGCGATGCCGCTGAACACTGGAATCTGTCACGGTAATTTGCAGATTTCCAATGTCACTGGGGTCGCGAAAAGTATCAACCGAAACAATAAAGCCAAGGACCTCCGAATACTGCTGGTCTATTGAGTAATCAAGGGATGCGGACTGCACATTGACACCCTCTTCAAAGCCACTAGCGGCCTTGATGGCACCAACTCGTGTCAGAAGCAAATTTCCTTCTGGCGTGTCATAGGCCAGCAGCGCGGTATATCGACACAGTCGCTCGATGATTGCAAATGGCGTCTCACCTAGGGACAGATTAAACATAGGAATCACCGGACCAAGATCAGTCGCAGCAAGATCCGTGGCGACGGTGATCGGGTAAGAGGAATCGCCGACGGTGGACACGCCATAAGGCAGTGCCAACTTCCGTGCAATCTCCAATACATTTGACCCGCTGATTTGACCATTCGGCCATTCGGCCGCGCAGTCGACCAGGTCGGCGCATTTGCTGCGGCCAGAGACGCGTATCGAATGCTGCCCACTATCGATTGATGGCGAAAAGCGATCGACATACCCGGTAATGACTAGATTGGAGCCAAGCAGCACTTGGCAATAATCGCCCGGCGAAATTACGAAAGCGCCAATATCGTCGGGATACAATTCCGTCATAGTCACTTCAAAATCACTGGGACAGCGCTCGATTCCGCGCGTGACACGAATTGAGGACCAACCCTCCAATATTCGGCCGCCAACAATTAATGTGAGATCATCTATTTCTGCTGACATTTTTTCACTTGCCCGTCTATTTATGTGGCGGAATAAATTTCAAAAATTTAACCTACTGAGGGTCCAATGAAAGCGCCTATATCCGTTATCGCAATCGGCACACTTCTTTTTTCATCTATTGCGTATGGTGAAGATCTGTACCGCACGAAAAGGATTGATTCGATGGGGTGCAACGAGAAGAAAATCACCGCCGAAATTAATTTTGCGACAAGACATCCCGGGGCTTTAAGTGACGACTCTTTTTACAAAGTCGCCACGAAAGGCCAGTGCAGCCCAGTCTCACCGAAAGCACTGCTAAAATTAATTCGACGAGAGACATATTCCGCTGCTGGAGAAACTCAAAAAGTCGCACTAGTACAGCTATCTGCCCCCGGATCTGCCCAGGAGTATTTTTACTTAATGGATGGCGACATAGAGAAGGCCGCTACCCGCCCGCTCCCAAAGACCGACAAGTCAGAAATGTCAAAAGTGTTTGCGCTTACGCTTATTTTCCAAGATGGATATCTAGGCGGATCAAGTCACATGCATGACTTTAAGACCTTGGATTTATGCAATAAGAACGGTGCGCAAATGGCGATGCAACACACCTCGTGGGGCCATCCGGCGTCATTTGTATGCGCCAAGACAGAGACGTTAAAAATAAGACCGAAAGCCACCGTTATCACGCATGACTGGAAATCGCTATCGTCCGGCGATGAATCGCCCCCATCGAAGAGTGAACCCAAGCCAGAATCGCATGACGTCCAAACACTTCCACCAGGCTAACTCGCCAGTGCTTTAAAGCTCACCGGCATGAAAGCCGGATGCACGGGGTCTGCCTGGCCAACCAATTCATCGGCCCGGGCAGGATCTCGATATAGCCGCTGGGCAAGCACCGGCGCCGGCACTGGCTGAATGCTTGTCACCGTGACGATTGTCGCCAGACCGGCACCACGCGTTGTCAGGTCCTGCGATACCGCGGCACGCAATTCTCGAAGCGCATTAAATGTCTCGTCTTCACCCTGGTTGCCCGCAATGGCAATTTCGCTGTCCAGCAAATCGCACACCATCGTCCTGACTGTTGCAGCATCATCAGCAGAGGCCGGCTGGTAGTCGGCGGAGGCCAGCGCAACAGACGCAACAGCTGTGCGCCGGAACAGGTCATCTGTGGCGCCTTGCACGGTCGTAATTGCCGAGCCGACGCCTGATGAAGATGATGTGCTGTTGGCGGGAGTGTCCATCATGCTGGATAGCAGGCGCATGGCGTCCGCAGGACGGACTGATGCCGAATACAGGGCTGTGACCATGCTCTGTACCGAATCGGCGAAATCTCCCGCCGTACTGCTCGAGAGTGCAGCAGCGCTGACCGAGAGCGCATCGGATGCTGTTGATACTGCGGCTCTCGATACCGACCCGGCAGCAATCAAGGTTGCGATGGTGCTCTGCGACGTTTGCGTTTTCGAACTTCCGCTCAGACCGGCGCCACTGAAATACCGGCCGATTTGGCCGCTGAGCGTGCTGACCATGTGATACAAGTTCGTGGCATCATTGACCAGGCGCTGGGCAAGCCGGCCCCATGCCGCAGCCTTACTCACCACTGCTGCGACGACAGCCGCTCCCTTTTTAATAGCTGTCGCAATAGAGGACAAGAAATTTACCTTGGATGCAGCGACGACAGCGGTTACCTTACTTTCTACGTCGTTTGCGGTCGATGTTTCAGTCCCCGGAAATATCCGCTTGCCTGTTTCAATGAACGAAAGTCGAACTTCGAAAACGCGTCCCTGCTCAGATCGCTCTTCCACCGAGAAATCGATATTGCTGACCTTGAGCCGCCCAAATGTCGGATGGACAAGCTCGCCCTCACCCTTATTTTCGCAAGCGGCGATCATCTGTTCGCGCTGTGTTATGACGCTTGGAGTGCCGCCGTATTTTGCATTTTCAACCAAGAACCCGGACACATTGAAGCGGCGCGCCGACTTCCCCAGGTCCTCGACCCATGGCGCATCGCGGAACGGGTATTCATGCACAGCATTGCGGCGACCGAATTTGCTCGAGCCGCCAATAACACCAAATGGCACGCCGCGAAATGACGCAGTGCGAAGCTGGTCAGCCCATAAGGTCGTAGACGTACTTTTGGCGCCGAGGTCGGAGGCAAGGCGCGAGACCAAATTGGTCGCGCTACCGATCGTGGTCGAAATAGACTGCGCGCCGCTCAGGGCGCTGTCGATACTCATCCCGCCGCCAATGATGGCATGGTGTGATTGATGCGCACTGGAACGCTCTTACCGCCTTTGTCGCTTGCTACTGCTGATGTGCCTGGTGGTGCGCCTTTGAATTCAACGACCACCTTCGTCACCGCGTCGTCGACCATTTCTTTGCTGTATGCAGCGCCATTGCCTTCGTGCTTGATGATGCTGGAAATCAAAGGCGCCACTGTCTTCCTATCGGACAAGTTGAGCGCCTGATTGCGCCCAAAGCCTGTTTGCTTTTCGACGTCAGCAATGTAGGCCTCGGTGTTATTTTCGTTTGGCGGCGCCCACTTTTTGACAATTCCCTCGATAGTATTCAAGCCGTGCTTGTTCTGCTGCGCCTGCAGATTCTTAATCGCCGCCGTCAGCCCAGCTTCAGGAGTTGGAAATACCGCATAGCCATCTTTTCGGGGCATATTGCCCCACTCCATCAGATTTCCGGGGTTATTGTTGCGGATGCCGCGCGGCGCCGCCTTGCCACGAGGCATGCCAAATGATTCCATCCACTGCAGGCGAGCCTCTTGTCGCAAATCGGCCTTGCTCATCATGGCGCCAGGCCCGAGCGGCGAAAGTCCAACGTCAGTCCGCTGGCGAGACGCCTCCTCTCGCAAGGCGGCCTTGGTCCGGAGGTGGGGCGCTGGCTTGGCGCTCGAGTCGGTCTTACTGGAAGACATATCGCCAAACAGGTATTCCGCCCCTTTGTAACCGGCATATACGCCCAGTGCACCGACGGCGCCAATCAATAGCGCAACACCGGCAGTGCCGGCGGCAATCAAGCCCAATGAAACACCGACTTGCGTGAGAGCTGCGGCCAATGAAATCAATGGGGATACCGCACCAAGGACCTTCATACCAACAATAGCGAGCAGAACGGTTTTCCAACCGCCCAGGCCATCGACGACTTGTCCAATCTTTCGGATAAAATCTGTGACGCCCTTTAATACTTTATTGAAGTCGATTTTTTCAAGCCATGTTGCAAATCCCTGAACAAATTTCGCAATATTCGTGGCAATCAAATCTCGATTTGCGACGATCCAGGACGTCAGTTTGTCAATAAATGGGGACAGCACAGGGATTAGCTTGTCACCAATCGATGTTTTGAGGCCGCCAACCGACATGCTCAGAAAATTCAGCTTGAGGCCAAAATCTTCCGCGGAAGCGATCGATTGCTGCGACTGCGACCCACCGAATTCCGCGACCTTCCGCTGATATTCCTCGATTCCCTTCGCTCCCTTGCGCAGCAGGGGCAATAGCGCCTCCAGCCCGAACTGGCGCGCGACCAGGCTTTGCACCTGCGCGCTCGGCACCTTCGAAATATAGGTGGCGATATCCTTAAAGCCGCGGGCCGCATCGATTGAGCCGTCGGCAGTCTTGTGGATGCCAACGTTCATTTTGTCCAGCAACATCAATGCCGACTGATTACGCCCGAATAAGGCATCCTGCATCGTATCGCCCACAGACTTCAAGCCGCCAGTAAGAGCCTCAGCCGAGACGCCAGCCAAGGTTGCAGCACCACGCATGGACATCAAATCCGACGTGGCCATGCCCAATGTTTTCGAAGTATTGGAAATTTCAAGGCCGAGATGCGCCCACTCGGTCGCCAGCGCCACTACGCCGGCAATCGAGCCGACACCGACGACTGCAGCCATCGGTGCGATGATCGATGACACTTTTCCAGCAAGGTCGCTGGCCGACTTACTAACTGCGGCCATGGACTTACCCACCTTGTCCAGCCCAAGCTCCTTGCCGAGCGCGCCGACCGACTTCTTTATTTCGCTGATGGGCCTGGTAATGCGCGACATCGAATCATTGATTTTTCTGATCGTGGCTGTCGCCTGGTCGACCGCTGAAATAACGATCTTGAAATTATTCGACATTGCTTGACCCTCTTGCTTTTATCATTCGATGCGCTTGCTGATTCCACCACTCAAGCTCAGTCCACGACATGGACCATGCCTCACGCGGCCCCCACCCGTAATACTTCGTCAGCTCGGCTACGACGTTTTGCCATCCATCTGGCC